CCTAAAAATTTCTCCGGGGGAATTTTTGAGGCAAAGTCCGGCATATTTTTTACTAGTTTTTTAGAGGGTGATGGTGCCAATCAGGGTGTAGTTCATTTTTTCAAAGCGTTGGGTGAGCGCTTCTCCTTTTATGATGAAAGTATACCTGAAGTACCATCATTCTCTAAAGAACTAGTAAACAACTTATAAGAAAAGGAGAGAAACCATGAATAAAGCTCACCAAACTAGAGGCAAACCATATCCTAAAAGTTACGCTGGGGGTGATGGTTAATGCCAAAAACAACCACAACGAAGAAAACATCTCAAAGACCGGTGATGTCGCCAGAAGCTTATGAGAACAGATTAATAAACAAAGCTTACAAGGCCGTCGAGAAACGAATTGAGAACGGCGAAGCAACAGCAGCAGAGTTGGTACATTTTTTAAGGGAAGGTTCAATACGACAACAGCTCGAATTAGAGAAATTAAAGAAGGAAAATGAACTCTTAAAGGTAAAAGCGGATAGTATAACAGCACAAAAAGAAGTTAAAGAGTTATATGCAGAAGCAATTAGTGCTTTTAGAAAGTATTCGGGCGTTCCTTCCATTGATGATGAAAATTTAGATGATGATTAGAACATATTCAGATCTAATACAATTAAAAACCTTTCAAGAGAGATATTATTATTTAAAACTTCATGGAAAAGTCGGTGAAGAGACATTTGGATTCGATAGATATGTAAATCAGTCGCTGTATAGATCAATAAAATGGAAAAGAACAAGATCACAAGTTATAATAAGAGATAATGGATGCGACTTAGGAGTAGAAGGAAGAGAATTAGGTGATTATATTATAGTACACCATATGAATCCAATAACATTAGAAGATATAGAAGAGGAAAGGGATAACGTATTTAATTTAGAGTACCTAATATGCTGCAGTTCAAGAACACACAAAGCGATTCATTTCGGCGATGAGAATCTTCTACCTAAAGAATTCATAGGAAGAAGACCAAATGACACTTGTCTTTGGAGGTGATCATTTCCTGCCGCTACCAGGATGCGGGATATAAATACCTGAGGCGCAAAATACTAGTATAAAAAGGAGAAATGAAATGACCAGAAGAGATTACAGTCAGATGTACAAATCTTATGAAGAAAAAGAACAGGAAGTTCCGGTTGAAAAAGAAATTGTAGAAGAAAAGAAAGAAGAAGCGAAGACTTTCTTTAACGGAACAGTAATTGGTGGTAAGAATCTTAATGTTAGAGAAAAACCCGATGGAAATGTTATTGATTCATTACCCAATGGAACGACTATTCAAATCATGGAAGATTCCAATCCCGATTGGTACAAAGTAAAAGAACCAAAAGGATATGTGATGAGAAAGTTTATCAAAAAAGAGGATTAATTAATGAACGAAAACATTCTAGATTCGGTAAAAAAGATAAATAACATAGCAGAAGATGATACCAGCTTCGATCAAGAGTTAATATTGTACATCAATTCAGCGTTAATGGTCATAATGCAAGAATGGCATGGCATGGATCATGCATTTAGGGTGGCAGATGGTACCGAAACATGGAATGATTTGTTGGGAGAAGATACGGATTACGAGGGCGTTAAGGAATTGATAGGCCTAAAAGTAAAATTAATGTTCGACCCTCCATCGAATTCGGCCGTTCTTCAAGCAATAAACGATCAAATTAAAGATCTTGAGTGGCGTATGTTTTTATGGAAAGATAATATCAGAATTGACGAAGGATAATAATTATGTTTATTTATTGTAATCCCAATCCGGAAAACAAGCGCGTGGGAGATTGTGTTATACGAGCAATTTCAATATTATTAGATAGAGGATGGGACGATACGTACGACGATGTCGTAGAATTTGGAAGACGCATGCATGATATGCCTTCGTCTAATGAAGTATGGACCGAATATTTATACGCCAATGGTTTTACGCGTAAAATAATTCCAGACACTTGTCCAGCATGTTATACAGTTAGAGATTTTTGTATTGATCATCCATATGGAGAATATATGCTAGCAACAGGATCACATGTTGTGACAATTATTGATGGAAATTATTATGACACATGGGATAGTGGATCCGAAGTCCCAATTTATTACTTTAAAAGGAGGAATCAGTAATGATATCACCAAATAATCAACAAGGTAATATCCTACAGACGTTCTTTGTTAACCTTAATGGTGGAGGAAGATCGTCAGCAATCAATTATCCAATTGCGGCTGGATATGAAGTATTCTTATTGGATGAAAATTCAAAAATGTTCTTTATCAAAAGGAATAATGGAATAGAAATAACATTGAGAGAGTTTAAGTATGACGAAGTTACGCCTAAAACTCCTACTCAAAATATTTCGGATAACCCAGACCTTTCAAAATATGCAACAAAAGAAGACCTTAATATGCTAGTTGAGGAAATTAAGAAGTTGCAAGATAGAGGACGTAACAATTATAGAAACAACAGGAGGAGTAGACATGGAAAATCCTATGAAGAATCAATTTAATGTATTCATGCAGAATCCTATGCAATTCCTCTTGGCGAGAAAGATTAATATCCCCCAAGAGTATGCTAACAATCCTCAAGGGGCAGTTCAGTATCTTATGAATACTGGTCAAATGTCGCAGATGACATTCGAAAACCTTAGAGGACAAGCTTCTCAAATGGGGGTTAACCTATAGATTAATTGGAGGAGCTTATTATGTCATTAATAGGAAATGAAAGTGGAATGTATATGCCTGTAGCACCTGCTTATGCAGGAGGAAATGGATATGGTAACTGTGGTTTTGGTTGTGGTGACGGATGGTGGGTAATCCTGTTCCTGTTCGCTCTTATGGGCAACAACGGCTTCGGCGGTTGGGGCGGAAATGGGGAAGTACTTCCTTACTTGTGGAATCAGCAGACAAATGATTCTGTTAATTCTAGATTTGATGCCGCTGGCCTCTCTAATCAGATCACAGGAGTCCAGAATGCAATTACTAGCGGATTTGCTGACGCAGAAATTGCAAACTGTGGTAGGGCTATGACCGCTATGCAGACAGCTCATCAGGCTGAGATCACAAATCTTCAGCAGAGCTTCGCTGTTCAGACACAGCTTGCTAATTGCTGCTGTGAGAATCGTCAGGCTATCGCTAAGCTTGGTTCAGATCTTGCTCGTGAAGCATGTGCTGATCGTCAGGCTGTTGCTGATGGTGTTCAGAGAATCCTTGATCAGATGTGCAACGACAAGATCGATGCTAAGAATGAAAAGATTGCTGAACTTCAGGGTCAGCTTAATACTGCTAATCTTTCAGCTATGCTTGGAGCTAATACTTCAAGAGTTCTTGCTGATAATGCAGCTCAGACTATCGCTCTTGAGCAGTATTTAAATCCTAAAGCCGTTCCGGCATATGTTGTACAGAATCCGAACTGCTGCCCTCAGAATAATGGCTGTGGTTGTCAGGGATTTTATAACTGATTAGGAGGTAGCAACCATGGCAGAATATGTAACAACGACTGATCAGAATGTCGCCCTCAATGGTGTCATTCCGTTCAATAGTGTTTCTATCCCGTGCAACACAGGAAGTGTCATCCCGGTTGCTCCTGGGATTCTTAATCTGAAAGGTAATACCCCTAACAGATTTTCAAGATACGAAGTTACACTTCAGGCTAACATAGAAGTTCCTACTGGTGGAGCAGTTACTCCTATAGCTTTAGCTATAACTGTTAACGGAATACCTGTTCCCGAAAGTGTAGCTATATTTACACCTCAGGCTGTTAATGAGTATGGCCACATACATACAACAGCTACAATTACTGTACCTTGCGGTTGCTGCTTGACTGTATCCGGAACATATGTTGATGGAACAGAAGACGACGCCGCAGTAACACCGACACCGTCGATTACAGTTAGAAGAAATGCTTCTATCTCTGTAAAGAGAGTGGCATAGGAAGGAGGATGTAAATATGGATTGCATGGAAATTTTATATGAACTTAAAGATCTTCTGTGTGAAGAGCTTGATAAGATTAACAAAAAGCATGATATCAACCCTGGCGAACTTGAAATGGCTTATAAGGCTGTTGATATCATAAAAGACATTAGCACTATAGAAGCTATGGAAGAGTACGGTGACGAATACAGTTATGATGACGATATGTCATATGCTAGGAACCGCGATTCAATGGGCAGATATAGTAGCAGAAGAGGTCGCAGATCTTACGATGGCGGAAATTATAGTAATAGAAGAAGCTATAATGATCACATGATGCCTATGGATAGAGGCTACAGTGGAGCTGAATCCAAAGAAGAGATGATGCGTAAGATCGATGATATGCAGCGCAAGCTTCAGCAGATGTAATGCTTCAAAATGAGTAATTAAAACTCAGTATGGTAGTGGTGGAATAGGTAGACACAATAGTGCAGGTATTTTGGATGCTATATAGTGCCTGTTGCAGAAAAACTAACAAGCATCATGCGAGGTGCAAATCCTTGCCTACCATATTACGAAAGGAGAAACTCACCATGTCGTTATCTAATACCGCAGTTCCTATCTACTACGGCGAATTCCGGAATAACGTTATTCAAGGCAAAATTCCGGTAAACCGGGAAGTAGCTATGGAAATGAACCGTATAGATAACTTAATTGCAGATCGAAATATTTACTATGATGATGAAGCTATTAATGGTTGGGTGTCATTTTGTGAAGATGAATTAACATTAACAGATGGTAGTCCGCTTCATCTACTTCCTACATTTAAATTATGGGGAGAACAAATATTCGGTTGGTATTATTTCACTGAACGATCCATATATGAACCTAACAAATCGGGTCACGGTGGTCATTATGTGAATAAGACAATTAAAAAACGACTCACCAAAAAGCAGTATTTAATAGTAGCAAGAGGTGCTGCTAAATCAATGTATGCATCATGTATACAAAACTACTTTTTAAATATCGATCCAGATACAACCCATCAGATAACTACTGCTCCAACAATGAAGCAGGCTGATGAAGTTATGTCACCTATTCGAACTGCTATCACGCGTGCACGAGGACCGTTATTTAAGTTTCTTACAGAAGGAAGTCTTCAGAATACAACGGGAAGTAAAGCTGATAGACAGAAGTTAGCTTCAACAAAAGAAGGTATTAAGAATTTCTTAACCGAATCGCTTCTTGAAATCAGACCAATGACAGTTGATAAACTTCAGGGATTAAGATGTAAAATTGCAACTGTTGACGAATGGCTTTCTGGTGATATTCGCGAAGACGTTATAGGTGCAATTGAACAGGGTGCTTCAAAACTTGACGACTATCTTATAGTTGCAATGAGTTCAGAAGGTACTGTTAGAAATGGTGCAGGAGATACGATTAAGATGGAACTTATGGATATTCTCAAAGGAGAATTCGAAGCCCCTCATGTATCAATATGGTACTATAAGCTTGATGATATTCAAGAAGTACTCAAACCTGAAATGTGGGTTAAAGCAAATCCTAATCTAGGTAAAACTGTCCAATACGAAGTCTATCATGAAGATGTTGAAAGAGCAGAAAAAGCTCCGTCAACGCGTAATGATATTTTAGCAAAGAGATTTGGTATTCCCATGGAAGGATACACATATTTCTTTACTTATGAAGAAACTCTTCCTCATAAGAGGCGTAGTTATTGGAATATGACATGTGCATTAGGAGCCGACCTTTCACAAGGTGATGACTTCTGTGCCTTTACATTCCTATTCCCTCTTAAAGGTGAAGCATTCGGTATCAAGACAAGATCATATATTTCTTCTAAAACACTTTATAAATTACCAAGAAGTATGAGAGATAAATATGAAGAATTTATTGCCGAAGGTAGTTTATGTGTATTAGAAGGCGTAACTCTTGAAATGGATCAAGTTTATGAAGATCTTGACAATCATATAAACGAGAATAATTATAATGTTGTTTGTCTTGGATATGATCCATATAACGCTAAAGATTTTGTAGCTAGATGGGAAATAGACAATTCGGATTACAATATATTTAAAGTTGTACAGGGTGCCAAAACAGAATCAGTACCTCTTGGAGAATTAAAGAAACTTTCAGAAGAAAGACTTCTTTTATTTGACGAAGAACTGATGTCTTTTGCAATGGGTAACTGCATAACTCTTGAGGACACTAATGGTAATCGTAAGCTCTATAAGAAGCGATATGAAGAGAAGATTGATAATGTCGCAGCTATGATGGATGCTTATGTAGCTTATAAGTTAGCAAAGGATGATTTCGAATGATTGAATTATATCATCATGGTATTAAAGGTCAAAAATGGGGCGTTCGAAATGGTCCGCCTTATCCGATAGAAGACAAGACTCTTGCTAAAGGATCTAGATTAAGTTCCGTATCAATCTACACATCTGGAGACCAATATAAAAACAGAAAAGCATGGATGTATACTTACAATCCCAGTGACTCATGGGATAGTAAAGTTTATGAAGGTCCATTTTCTGTTTTTAAGATAAAAGATACCGGTAAGTATATGAATAAGCATACTTACGAAGTAACAAAAGATTTACGATTAGCAAATTCTGAAGAAAGATTTAGTGAATTTAAAAAAGTATATACTTCAGATAAAAAGCAAGCAGTAAGGGATTTATCGTGGACACAAGGTGCTATGAAACGGCAGAATGTCGGATCAGACGCAGCAAAGAAAGTAAATCTTAAAAAGCCAAAAACCGAAGAAGATTACAAAGCTATTTATGAGATATTTAATCATTCTATGGAATTTGCGGATTATTTCAAAACTACAAAACGTTATAAAGAAGTAATGGCTTCTAAATTCGACGGAATGGTCGATGACAATAATGTTGTAAAATACAACGAGGCTCACGATCCAATAATAGTCTTTAATCCATCAGAAGTATTAAAGAATGTAAGTAGTGTAACCTTATCTATGGATACTGTGGTTAAAAACTATAATGAAGTTGGATCCGAATTAGCTAAAAAAGGAAAGAATATAAAATTATGATGAAAAAAGAAGATAAAGAAAAAATAGACAACATTATTAAAAATGATGAACAAATAGATAGAAATTATTTGGAATTCAAAGAAGAAATAAGAAAACAAATAAAAAAAAGGGGGAAAAATAATGAATAATTACACTCCAACTCCTTCATATGATGACTATCTTATGCATTTTGGAATTCTTGGTCAAAGGTGGGGGAAGAAAAATGGACCCCCATATCCTTTAGGAACTGGAGATCATTCCGCTGCTGAGAAGAAGGCAGGATATACTAAATCTAAAGAAGGAAAGCGTAATACAAAATTATATAGCGATGGCGGATCAGGAAGCTCAAGTCAGAGAAAAAAAGACTATGATGGTCTAAAGAAAAAGCCGGTTAATGAAATGACTGATCAAGAGTTTAATAAATTTCTTAAAGGAATTGATGATAAAGAAGTTAGAGAATACGCCAGAAACGAAAGAAACAAAAATAAACCTCAAAATACAAAAATAGATGGAAAAACTATAAAAGAATTAAATAGAAATCCAGAAGCAAAGAGTCAAAAAATTATAGATGATATAAATAACAATTCTGAGTATAAAGAAGCACTTAATAAATATTCGGAATTATCAAAGAAATATTCTCAAGAATTTAACGATAAACTAAAGGATCCAAAAATTATCAAAAAAGCTGAAGAAGATTATAAAAAAACTAGAGGAACTAATAAAGTTGATAAAAAAGATCCGATTTATGATTATGTTCTTAGAAATGTAGCAGCTGGAGATTATGAAGATGATCCTCGGTACGACAAAAAGGTTAGAGCAGAAGCAACAAAAGCGTTTAAGAAAGATTATGGAAAAGATGCCGATCCACTGAATAATAAACATTATGATTATTATATCGAGGAGGCAGCTTCTAAATTAGACTGGAAACCGAAAAGAGTTAAATCAGAAACGGAAAAAGCATTTGACAAAGCTGTTGATAATCTCATAGACGTTCAGCATAAGGTTGTAAATGATTATTTAGGATCTTATGCTAATCAGACTGTAGGAAAATCTACAAGAACTTATTCTGACATTGTTAATTCTATGATGTTAGATAATCGAACAAATAAAAGGGGGCAAAAATAATGCCAGGAGACATAGTAAATCTTACGTTTTCCTATATTCTGCAAGGAATCGCGGTTCTTATAATAATCTATGAGGTTTATAAGAAAATTAAAGAAGTAAAGAAAGAATCCGATGCAGAGCACGAATGGAAGATGAGAGTTAAAAAAGCAGTCGAAGCAATGGAAGCCAAAGAAAAACTTTGGGATGAAGGACTGCGTGATTTAGATGGAATGCGAGAACGATTATCAAGAGACTTTAATAAACGTTTAGATGATATTGAAGCTAAAATCGAAGATAATCATACCGACACCGAGGCCAAGATTCAAGAAGTTAGATCAGAACAGATGTTCCAGATGGAACTCTTTAAGACAGTTCTTGATGGCCTCGGACAGCTGGGTGCAAATGGTCCTGTGACAATAATGAGTGAGAAATTGGATAACTATCTTAATCTTAAAGCTCATGAGTAATGGAGGGTAAGATAAGTGATGAACGATTACGACGGAACCTTAGCAAAACCAGAACTCGATGACGTTCTAGAACATCACGGCGTAAAAGGTATGAAATGGGGTATAAGGAGATATCAAAATGAAGATGGTACTTATACTTCTGCCGGAAGAAGACGTTATGCCTTAGATCGAGATGTTAATGATAAATCTAGACGAAATATAGCTAAGATTAGAACCGGTGAAGCTAAAAGACGTTATGATGTAGCTAAAGAAAAAAACCCAACAAATACGTATCGTTTGGCCGAACTTAAAGGTCGAATTCGTACAGCTAAGCGTACTGAAAAATTAGCAAAACGAATGGATAAGGGTGCTAAATTAGCCGCCAAGGGTCAGACAATAAAACGAAATAATACTAAATCATTAGTTGCTGCTTTAGCAGCATGGAAGTTAGCCCCAGCGATTGGTATGGCAACAAATATTGGTTTAAGAACATTTAATGAAATGCAAAAATCGAAAATAGCTTCTGGTGGAACTGGAAGAGTATATGGCGAAGATTTTATAAGAAATGCTTCAAATTTTGCAGAGTATTCTGTATATGGTTTAGCTGCTGCCTACGGTGCAAAACAACGAGCTAATAATGCAAATCTCAGAGCATACCAGAATTCAAAATCTTATGGCGATACAGCGATAAAGAGAATAGGATCAGACGAATACGCTTCAAGGGTTAAAAGGAGTAAGAAGAAATGATTAATATAAATTGTCAATTTTATGACGGCGTTATAATCAAACCTTCTTTGGATGACGTTCTAGAACATCACGGCGTAAAAGGTATGAAGTGGGGTTTTAGAAAACGAAGAGTTTTAAAAGGGAGAGCCAACAGACAGATTAATACCGGAAACATAGCAAGAGCAAAAACTAATAGAAGAAGAAATATTTTAAAAGCCGTTGGCGGAGCTGCTTTATTATCTGCCGGTGGCGGAGCACTTAATGCCGCAACAAATGCTATAATAGCTAAACAAACTCGTAGAGATGAGGTATTAAGAAATTTCAGATATGGTTCTGCAGCAACTGCTGGTTTACTTGGAGCTGGAGCTGGAATAGGTGCAGCGGCAGCTGCTGCTAGAAATAGAAAAATAAAGAAGCAATTAAACAAACATTGATTAAAAGAAAGGAGAAAACTCACCCATATGAATTATAAATATTTTAAAGATAAGATTTTCGGAGAATTAGATGCATCCTACGACTACATTAAAAGAAGTATAGATGCTTTGAAAGTTTGTCCGGAATGGTCAGCCACATTCAAAGCAATGTCTGATGATAGGTATAGACATGCTGTAGAATTGTATAAGATGTTCATGCATCTTTATAAAGAGACCAAAGAACAAGACACTTATATGAATTC